TGGCGGTCGCGCAATTCCAGTTGTAGGCCCGGAGCGTTTCGTCCACGACGGGTTGGTAATAGACCTTGCACTTCCGGGCGGCCTCGGTCTGCTCCTCGATGTTCGCGATCGTCTTGTGCCCGATCGCGGTAAGCGCCTGGTTGCAGATATCGACCTGGCTTGCCATTGATCCACTCCTCTGAGGATCCGAGGAGGAGGGGCGCGAGGCCCCTCCCCTCTTTCGCTGTTAGAGTTCCCAGGTCAGGGGCCGCTTAGTTGGAAGCGGCCTTGAAGATGACGAGTTGCACCTTGCCGGTTGCGGCGCCGACGCCGGTCTTGAGGACCAGGGGCGTGTCGGCCGTGGCCTTGTAGCCCACGCCGTCCGTCTTGCCCTTGAAGGCCTCGACGGCCGAAGTGCAGACGGTGGCCGCGATAAAGCGGTCGTCGTCGTCGCTGTCGCCAAGCTGCACGGTGACGCCGGTGCCCAGGGCGGCCGCGATGAGAAGGGCGCCGAGGAAAACCTCGCCCTTCTTGAGGACGCCCATATTGACAAGGGTCCCCGCGTCATCGGCGGCGAACGTGAATTCGTCGTAGGAGGCGCGGACCTTGCCGCCGTACTCGGCCCCGAGGAGATCCCTCATGGTCGGGGCGATGAATTTCGCGTAGTTGCTTCCGTTCGGCATCTTGAAAATCCTCCTGTGTTACGGTGAAGGGGATCCCGGAGGATCCCCGGGTTGCGTTTGGTTATTCTTTGGCCTGGATCTCGACGACGCCCTTCTCGTCCATCCGGGTCGCGCCGATGAACATCCCGACATAGACCTGGGTCGCGTAGTTCTTGTCGGCTCGCTCGGAAACGCGGGTGATGATGTCCGTCCCGATCCCCAGGAGAATCGAGTTCTGGCTCCAGGCCAGGCAGGAGCGGGTCGTCGAAACCTTGAGGAGCCGCTCGGTCCGGATGAATTTGAACCCGAGGAAGGTGTCAAGCTGGCCGGCGGCCAGGGCCTTGACCGTGTTGTAGTCGGCGGATTTGATCTCCGTCGTTTTGAGCAACTCCGTGACCTGTTTCGCGCTCAAAGCAAGGAAGCGCGGCTCGTCCGGATCGTTCTCGTAGGAGTCGAGGATCTCCTTCGCCGAGAGGAGCTTCGCGAGGGTCAAGCTCGCCGATCCGTGGACGATCTGGTGGGTCGAGGTCGGGAAGGCATAGGTCGTCGTGCCGTCCCGGCCGCCGTAGGCCGTCGCCAGGGCCGCGGCGATGATCTCGTCGTCGATCGACCGATTCATGGCCGCGACCGCGTTGACCGCGTACTTCGAGGTCGGGTCGGTGATGAGGGTCGGCCGGTCGAAGTTGTCGATCAGGTCCGCCCAATCGAAGGGCGTCGGAGCGACGCGCCGGCGAACGTGGGGCGTCGAGATCAGCGGCGTGTCCCCGTGGCGCTGAGTCCGCTTCTGCGCGGCGGTCTGGTCGATCTGATCGAAGAACCCATATTCCCCCTGGACGCCTTCCTCGCGGACGCAGGGACGAAGGCGAGAGGGCTTCTGCTGCTGCAACAGGACGACGTTGTCGTTGTACTGCTGCACCATTGCGGTCGTGATTTCAAAGCTCATGGAATGATCCTCCTCTGTGAAAGGGGTTGGTTTTTACTCGTTGAACCGTTCAAGATTTCTCTTTCGCGATTGCCCGAAACCGGATCGCATCAACCATCTTCGCGGCCCGGATCCCCGAGAGGAGGATTGCCCGGATATGTGGGAGAGAGCGGGAGCCCGGGGCCGGCCAGGAAAGGAGGAGTAGGAACCTGGTTATCGGCCCCCGGGCGCCCTGGGGCGTATCAGCCGCCCATCGAGAGAACCTCGTTGAGACGCATCACTTCCTTGACGGCCTCCTCATGCCGCGGGTGGCGCTTGTTGAAGTACGCCTCGTTGAGCGGGTTTTGCTTGTTCGTTAAAATGTCCTGCTTCTTCACCTTCGCGTCGCCGGCGTTCATGTCGAAGCTCGGCCGCTCGCCGCGCACCAGGGAGCTCTCGCGCATCGAAACCCCGATCTGCGCCAGGAGCCCCGTGATCAGCGGGTCGTTGCCGTATTGCTCGGCGATCAGCGAGATCTCCTCGGGAGAGCCGCCGAAGGTTTTCAGGACGCGGTTGGCGACGTCGACCATCTCGTCGGCCTTCGCCCCGAACCTCTCGCGCATGGCCGCGACGCCGGCCTCGTAGGCCTTCTCGCTGTCCGCGGAAAAGGCCTGGTAGTCCTTGAGGACCTCGCCCATGTGCCAATCAATGAGCTTCTGGACCTGGCCCGGAAGAAGCCCGACCTCGTGGGCGAGCTTCTTGAAGCCCTTGAGGCGCTCCTCGTTGATCTCGATCCCCTCCGGAATCTTCTCTTTGGCCGGGAGCTGGACCTGGTAGCCGTCGGGATCTTTCGGCCGGCCGAGCTTGTCGAAAACCTGGCTCCAATACTCCGGCGTATCGTTCTTCCCGGCCGGCAGAGCGATCTTCTCGGCCCCGATCATGCTCTGCGCGGAAATGTAGCCCTTCACCAGGGAAGGGAAATCCTTGATGCTCGCGAGGCTCGGGTCCTGGGCGAGCTCGGCCGGGATCATCTCCCGCCAGTTCGCGCCCTGCGTTGCCCCCTGGGTCGTCCCCTGGGCGCCCTGCTGTCCTTCGCCGCTTCCGGATTGCCCGGCAGTTCCGGATCCGTTACTCATGCTTTACGACCTCCTTGATGATGTTATTATCCGCATCCTGGACCATGCCGAGGATGTATAGGACGACGTTCCTGCTGCCCTCGAGGAAAAGCGCCTCCTGGGCATCGCCGCGATAAGTGGGGTCGAGGAAACAAAATTGATTCGCCAGGTCGTCCAGGACGAGCTTGCCGGCGTCGCCGGAGAAAACGTCCCGGTAGGCCCGGATGACCTGTTTCTTCCGGATGTCCGGGTCCTTGTGCAGTTGGCCGAGCCAAGTAAAGATCCGGCGGAATTCCATCCCTCACCCCCACCAGGCCCAGGCGATCAGCGTCCAGATCACGACGCTTGCCAGGAAGGCCAGGAAAATCCCCCTGGCCGGCGCGAGGCCGTCATAAAGCAGATCGTCGTGGTTACTGAGCTCCGGCACTTGCCTGGCCTCCTTGAATGATCTGATCGAGGATCGAGCCCTCCTCGACCTTCTTCTCGACCGGGACCGCGGCCGCCAGGTCCCTCATGCCTTGTTCCTGTTGCGCCTTCTCCTGGGCCGCCTGGCGCTCCTCCCGGATCTTCCGGACCTCGCTCTCGGGCCGGAGCCATTCCTGGGGCGTCCCGTAGCGCTCCGCAACCCCGCGGGTGATCTTGTCCATGTCGTAGACGTCCCAGGCGCTCGGATCCTGCGTGGCCTGAACGACGCTACCCGTGAACATCAAAGCCCCCTGGGCCGCCTTCGTTTCGAAGGCCCTCATGGCCATGGCGAGCTTCGAGATATAGTCGACCTCGATCCCCTCGTCGCGGAGCTCCTCCGGGACCGGCGCCAGGTAGCCGGCGCGGTAGAGAATCCAAAAGACCCGCGAAAGGAGCGGATCGTAGAGCTCGACCTGGAGGCGCCCCAGGGCCGGCCCCAGGAGCGCGAGCTTCTCCTCAGCAAGCTCGAGGACCTCCGTTGCCGTCATGTTCTTGTCGCGAGAGGCCAGGAGCGTGAACAGGTCGACGAAGAAACAATCGTTGATGGCCTGGCGCCGTTGGTTTTCGTACTCGAGATTGACCTGGATCCGGTCCGGGACGTATAGCGGCCGCGGGCCTTCCCCCGGCCCGGGCTTGTAGTAGTTCAGCCCTCCGGGCGTCAGGCGCAGAGGGGCAAGCCTCATCTCGTCCGGGACGAGAAGCGGCGGATCCGCGATCTTCTGCATCGCCTTGATATCGGTCTTGCTCATCTCGTTGAGCATTTTGACATCGGCCAGGGCGTCCATGCCGGGAGAGCGGCCGTAGACCTCCTCGGAGTCACGGAGCCATCGCGGGGTCATGTAGGGCATCTCGAGATATCCGCCGACCTCGAGGACGTTCTTCGATTCCCGCTCGACGTAGAGCGAGGCGATCGGCATATTCTCGCGGCCCCACTT